AAAGACCCCATCTTGGGGTCTTGCTTTTTCTGGCGGGCCGCCGCGGTTAGGCGGCGAGAGGGCTGCTGGTAAGACTGATGGCAGCCCAGTCTGTGGTGATCTCCCCTGCGTCGATCATCTGCCTAAGCTGATTGATCGCCTCACGGTTCAGATCAGTGTCTTGCCACTCACCGTCTTTACGGGAGTAGTACTGCTTATCGGGGTTGGCGAGAAGTTCTTTCTTCGCACGCTTAGAAGCCTTATTCCAGTACTTCAAAGCTTTCTTCGCCTCGGCCTTACCGACCCAGTTCTTTTTGTCGAACACCGGCACGATCTTGCAGTCGCAACCGACGTGCCACTCATCCATGTGCGGGGTCAGATCATCGAAGTAATTCTCTTGGTCAGCCTCGAACATGTCGACAACGTCTTCATCCTCAAGGCCACCCGGCTGCAAACCCGCGCTCGCAGCGTTGTCATACACCGGGCCGCGAGACACCAACATCAGGCACCAGGCGCACGTTTCCCGGCCTGTCGCGACCCTGGCCCAGCCCTGCACCGGCTCAAAGACCTCGCGTTGAACCGTGAGATTCTCAAGGATGGTTTGACCGCCCCATGTTTGGCGCTCAATCTTCTCCAGGCCGGCGAGTTGCCGAAACTCTCTGAGTTCGTCTTCGGTCAACTTGATTCGGCCACGCTTCACGATTTCCTCGACCGGCTGGTCGGTTTCCACGGCTTTGATGATCTGCCGGCGCCCAGCCGTCTCAACATCGCGCACCGCCAGCATCGTCAAACGTGTCACCGCCGCTTGGTTCGACTCTTGGGCCTGCATCCCTTTACGGGCAGGCTCCATATCCCGCACGAACGTCTCAAAGCTGTACGTTTCGAGTAGCACGTCGTGACGCGGAAGTTCGGGGTAAACCTCAGCCCGCTGCGAGTCATAAAACGTCCTCGCCAACTCAGCGGACTCCCGGCGCTTCTGCTCCACAAACGGGAACATAAACTCCAGCATGTTGACCCAGCCGGTCAGCGACAACAACGGCTGCATAAAGTACTCCGCAACCTTCTGCACAAAAACTGCTGTCGCAGCAGCGATCACAGCGGCAGCGGCGGCGTACTCCTCCGGCGTCACCCGTTCACCAACTCATCCGGCGGAAGCTCACGCTCCTGCGTCGGCGCCGGCACACCCCGCGGCGGCCCATACAACTGAGCCAACTGCCCCATCGGGTTCTCTTCCTCATCCCAACGGCGCATCTGCTCACGCTCAGTAATTGAGTACCCCATATCCAGGCGGGCTTGCTCCTTGGGCACAACACCCAAACCGTTCGCGAACAACTTCACCGCCGCGTCAGCTTTCGCCGCATACGTCGGGGTGCTGGGGTCGGCCCACACAGTTTCCATGCGGTACATCTCCGAAGGGATGTCACCGTTCATAACTTTGTGGGCGATCCGCATCGCTTGCTCCCACGAACCGCCAAACACACGGTTCTTACGCTCAACCTTTTTGACGAGCCGCGACTCAGAGGACTTAATCGCTTCCGCGCTGGCCGGGTTATCGCTAGAGAACGAAAGGTACTGCGGCGGCAATCCTGTGTAGGCAGCGGCTTTCCTGTCGAGTGCGTCCAACGCATCAACGAAATTTCGTAGCTCGGCAGCCGAAAACTGCTGCGCCTTAGCGTCTGGATCGTCAAACGCCAATATCCTCGCCATGTAAGCGTCGTAAAGTTTCTCCCCCGTCTCGGGGTTCACACCAAGGTCTTCCGGCTTCACACCAAAGATCAGACGTTGCGGTATGGCCATCAGTTCCGCGGTGCCTTGGAGATCCATTAAGATGCGAGCGGCGGCATCGGTCACGCTGCGTAGCTCAGGCGTAATCTCCGACGTGCCATACAAATCCGACAACCGTGTGCGGTTCGGCAGAGGCACCACCGGCACCAGACCCAGGTCGTGTCGCACCCGCGAGACGAGCCGCCAGTTGTAGTCGCGATTAACAACGTCGCCTTTGTAGCTCCACCCGCTGTACGACCCGGTGTACGGCTGGCCCGAAGGCTTCCGCACCCACTGCAACGTCTCGTTCGGCAGATACAGGGTGGTCGATACCAGTTCGGACTGGTCTTCGGTGTAGATAGCGCGGATAGCATCAGTGACCTGGCGGGTCCGCGGATCAATCACCGCATACAGTGCGGTAGGCGGCTCAACCCTGATGATCGGCACGTCCGCGGCCACGAACCCGTCAGACTCAGGGTCAGGTGCGGAAATAGTTATGTAGGAGCGCCCGTAGATAAATGCGTCGGTGTGGCCCAGGCTGGCTTCGACATCAAGATCGTTGGCTTGCCACCAATCCCAGAGTCTCATATCGGCCTGGTCTTCGCCGCCCATGCGGAAACCTTCAACCTCTTGCCGTTCAGCAACCGAATCGACATAAAGGCGCGGGTAGCCGACATTTGCGAGCAAGCCCCTCATCTCTGGGGGCACGGCTACACCTATTGCTTCGGGCCTGCGCTCGGAATCATAATAGGCTTTGTCGTCCTTGAGTCCCAACTGAGACTCTTCAAACTTTGAAAGCAACTCGTCGCGACGTTGCTCGTTTTCGCTAGCCAAGATTGGCCCCTTCCAACTGAGCTTCTAGCTCAACGATGCGTAGTTGCAGTCGCGCTATTTCACCTTCGTAGTCGCGACGGGCCAGCATCTCTAATGCGTTCTGGGCAACCGATGCTCTCTGGAGGTGCTGTGGGTTTATGCAACGTGTTTTGCCGCACTTGTGGTGAATGACAACGCCGGCGATGTCCTCTCCAGTGGCCATCTCATAAGTTGCCCTATGGGTGAGCGCAGTAGTTTTCCCCTTGTAGTTCATACGGCCATATCCCTCAGGACTTACATAGCCGCACCAAATCAAGCAGTCACCGTCCTGCTCGGTGTTGGAAAGGATGTCGTCCAGCGTCTTGTAGTGGTGAATGCGGAGTGGGCGTAGAGGCTTTCCGGCCTTCTGTTGTTGGTAGTGCCCGTAGCACAGACCCTTTGCGCCGTGCTTTTTGCCGCAGCCCTCAAACTTGCAGGTTTTCACTTGATCGCCACAACCTTCCTTGATCTGTTCTTCTTTGATACTAGGAAGTCGTACCGACAACCGTATGCCAGGACGGCACAGACAGCCGCGTCGATCTTTTTTGACGAATCCTTAGATTGCTTCCTGATGGCGATTGCATCGTAAATCGTAGGAAAACGCCTTGAGTTCAGGACGTGTTGCCTAAGCACAATGTTACCGTCGTGCGCGATTTCTCTTTCCAGCACGGCATCTAGGAAACGCTCACAGTCCAAGGCGAAGCGTTTCTTATTGCCTCGCATGTCGAATGCAACAGGGCTGTTGGGGCTGGCTTTTACTCGGAGTTTCCTATTGAAGTCCCGCGACCACTGGTCGACGTGCGCTTCGAACTGGTACACGTCGGCTCTGAAACCAACAACGTCGTACCGTTGGAAGCACGATCTGACGGTGGCGTCTACGTCGGGCCGCGGAACCTCACCGTTCTCATGCTTCTCTGGGTTCCACGCTTTGATGAGGAACAAGCAGCCGTCTGATACCCGGCAGGCGACGAGGGCGGTCCAGTCGTTGGACTTCGAGCCGTCGAACCCCAACGTGATTTGTTCGCCTTTTTCCAAAGTGGCTTCGGGGGTCGCGACCGCGTCCCACTCATACGGGGCGACCCACGAATCCTCCGCTGCGTTCACCTGATTCAGAAATTTCCGGCGGCTTTCGGTGACGGGGTTCTTCAGGTCGAGGATGGATTCGATGATCGAATCGACCGGCAACCACGTCGAGTCCCCGCGGGCGATCTCGACACCTTCACGCAGCTTCACGATCCCGACTGCGTACCCTTCGGGGTCTTCACGCTCAGACGGGATCTCGCTGACCGGAGTGTCGGCCGGCGCTTCAAGGGCGTCGTAGAGTACCCCGACATCGACGGCGTCACCGGCTTGGACTGCTTGCCACGCATCGTATTCGCGTTCGGCAACGGAGTCTTCCCCGGGGATGTGGGCGTTGCAAATCGACAACGTCCTGGCGCCAGCGGTTTTCGTGACGTTGCCTTCGATCACACCGGCTAGCGCATGGCCGTCGTTCGACTCAACCCACCACTGAGTCTCGTTACGAATCACCAGCGTGGGGCGGTTGCCCTCCATCGCATACGGTGACGATGTGACGGCTTCGATTCTGCCGCCGGCCTCGCTGTAGATGATGGTTTTGTTGACTTCTAGCCCGAAGTCTTTCTTTAACTGCGTCGACACCATGACCGGGAACAGGGA